TAGGGTACCACCTGCATACTTAATTGTATTACCAAAAGCAAGTGTGTAGCTACCAGCAGAATTTGTAGTAATCATTACCCAGGTCTGACCTTGAGTCGGGTTAGTAAATGTAATGGTTGTACTAGCACCCATTGCAACCCTATACACACTTGCATCGTCTGCAGAAAGATCAATGGAGGTTGTACTACCACTTACTGTTACTGCTCTGGCTGTGTCACAGACCTTTGCATTTTGAATTAAACGTGCATCCGTAACTACTGTCGTACCGCCAACTTTAATTGCCATCTTCGTTCTCCTTTTTTATGAACTCGGCATAGTATTATTATATACTATTACTTCGATTTTAGCTCTTGAATTTCTTGTTTTAGGTCCTTAATTGCTTCTATTAAGAATGCAGTAAGGTTCATATAATTAATACCTTTAGTACCGTCAGGTCTATCCTTGACGATTTCTGGTATTACTTTTTCAACTTCTTGTGCAGACAAACCATATGCTTTCTGCTTACTATCTTTCCACGTAAACCCAAACCCTGTCAGTTGACTGATAATATCTAATGGGTTTTGAATAGGGGTAATGTCTTGCTTTAACGTCATATCTGAAGATGAATTATAATCAGTAGTTGTTAAAAGACCAGTAGATGGGTTAAATGTTAGCTTGGTGCTTGATACGTTAGCTGAATTACCGTTAGATGTTCCTACAGATAACATTGGGTAATAGGAAGCATTTGCAGATGTTTCATCTGTAATAGTAATTCTACCAACCGTAAGGCTATTTGCTGTACCGGTAGCATTCGTTAATACAATTGCAGATGGGGTACCTAAAGCAGGGGTCGTTAAAATAGGGTTAGTTAAAGTCTTATTAGTTAAAGTCTGTGTACCAGTCAATGTAACTGCAGTACCGCCGTTACCACCAAGCTGGGTATATACTTCCCACGTATTACCAGAATACACTAATTGTACACTGATGTCATTAATGTCACAGACTAGATCTTCTGCAACACCTGCAATCGTAGAACTGTTTCGAGCAATAGTTAATGCGTTAGCGCCAAAATCACCGCCTGCATCTGCCACTACAACCTGGTTACCGACTGCAGGAGACGCAGGAAGGGTGATAGTAAATGCACCAGTAGCAGTATTAGCTAAAACACCTTCATTATTATTAATAGAGTAATTTGCAGACTTAGCTACATAAGACAAACCACTGGCTGGTAACGATGTACTTGCCCACACATTGCCATTACTGGTCAACACATTACCGCTAGAACCAACTGCGTAGGTAATAGAGTTAATTGCAGACACCAGGTTGGCATTGGCTGTCGTACTTAAATTAGACAGAACTCCTAACGTAATATTAATGTTAGAAAAGTTATTATCCACTTCCGAATTAGTCAGGGGGGTACCTTTTACGGTAGCCCCGGTATGAGAAATCGAATTAGCGGTTCTTAAGAGTATCGTTGCCATGTAATTACCTTACAGTATTCTTTTGAATATTTATTGTTTATTTATCTGTCTTAGATTGACTGATTAAAGTACGAAGCATATCTTTAAGTTCATCAAGTTCTTGCTTCATACTATACATTTCTTTTTCTAGACTCTCGGTAGAATTAGCCGTCTTTTGAGCCAGTGTTCTCTGGTTAATATAGTTCTGCCTGGCTACTTGATCTACTACCAAAATAGCTTTTGAATTAGGATCCCTATACAGGGTAGGGTGATCCTTAACTTTTAATACTTGTTTAATCATTCTAAAGCAATAATTCTTAGATCTTTAACCTTAGGATAAGTGGCAATACTAGTAGATTTAAGCACTACTTTAATTACAAACGCATTAAAAGATGCTAAACTATCTACAAGTTTTTCAATGTCAACAAACTGACCATCGACGGTATTTTTAATAGTAGGTAAAGATAATTGGGTATATTCTTTAGTATCAAAACTTATTGCTTCACTACCGTTTTGTAATTTATAATATACTTCAACGTCTGCTCCAGCCGGCTTAGATACTGCAAACCGTACTAATAAACTAGTTGCAGGCGTTGCAAGTTCAATTTTCCTAGTTACATAATTTGAACGAGTACTACTTCCTGAAGCAGCTTCATCAGAAACATACATTGGTCTGTAAACAATACTTGTTACGTTGCCAGAAGGAACAGCATTAGATACTGGTATACTAAAAGATGCACCTTCATTAGAGACTGCCGTCAATCTGAATGTACCATTGTTAGTGACAGCACCAGATGTGGTAATGGTAACAAAGGCCCCTGGTACCATGGTCTTAACGTTTGCTTTTTCTAATGCTCCCCCTATTGTTACATTACCTGTTCCATTGAATGAAATAAGGGTATTAGCATTAGCAATAGTAACTAGATCTGTACTTAAGTTATCGGCTGTAGAAGGAGAATTAATATCCGGTGTTATAAACAATGCACTGGTAAAAGGAAGATCAATCGTGGGGGATACAAAACCATCGCTAGTTTTTAATTCTAATCTGTAAACAAAACTCTCTGCCCCTGCCATAGAAATAGAAGCATTTTGATTATCTACTAATAATCTTTCAGTATTATAATAAATAGTATCCGGATTAAAAGATTCAAAACTACTAACCGTAAAAGACGTATCAGTAGTTTTTAATTTATGGTTAATAACAGTTCTTGGAGGTGTCGTAGTACTGATTGCTGGATATATAGCAGAAAATTTACGAGGTGTTGTAGCTGTAATTCCTCCACCTCCAAATCTACCACTAGTTATATTACCAGTAATAAAAGAGTTAGCTGCCGTAGCAACTGTATAACCATTAGCAACCACGTTACTTACTGTTAGATATGTATTTGCTAGTAAAAGAGTAGGTATGTTGCTAATAGATACTGTATTGCCTGAAGTATTAGCTTCATATGCAAAATGTCCAGGTATACCATCGTACTTAACAACTGAACCATTTGTAAACCCGTGGTTTTTATGGTATACTCTTAAAATGGATTGACCATTAAACGCCTGAAAGGGGTTATTTTCAAGCAAAGCCAAGGTAGGCTGTTTAAGAGAATTTTTAGAAACAATTAAATCAACAGTAGCTACCTGGGAGGTAACGTTGGCGCGGTATATTTTAAACTTTACGTCGCGAGTCTGATCTACTGTCCAATTAACTCCATTGGTAGACATAAGCATAACCCCTGAATAGGGTTGCTTAAAGATGGTGGAGCCAGTAGCATTATCTTCTCCTCCTATTTGTCCAACATAAACCCGATGTTTTTTGCTATCAGAGGATAAAGCAAAACAGTATTGCCCAGACTCTAAATTTATAGGTACAGGAAATGTAAAACTAGTAGCTACAGCTGCATTTGCAGACGTGTTAATATTATCGGAATCAACTACAACTATTGAGTTAGGTAGAATAGATGAACTGGGAATACCATTTTCAAGTTTTCTAACAGAAAGTTCCACAGGTAATTTATCATGTTTTTCACTAAAAAATAAATCAATTTTAGTTAGAAGTAAGTTTCTGTCGACAAAAAAGGATTGAGCAAGTGTGTCTGAATAACCACTTAACCCTGTTCCACCGTCTGCATTTAGACTAGGCATTTATTTTCCTTGATATACATTTTATTTAATTAGGGGTATTGACTTGCGACACCATTAGTTCTTAAAGTGTCCCAGGCTGAGTTTCCTGATGCTCCATCTTCAATAATACTTAGGGTAATAGCTGCAGCATAATTTGCGATCGCTGTCTGTATTCCCGCTTCCGTATTAGGGAAAGAACCGTTAGCAAGTCCAACTTCCCAGAACGAAAGCATATCGGCAGTAGGGGTACCAGCATCGACAATTGTTGCTACCGTTTCTTTTGTTGCTTCAAAAATTGGAACAATTGTTGTATTAAAATCGGCGCCTGTTATCGAAGCAACTCTTTCTGTAAAACCATTACCACTACTATCAGTAGCAGAGAGAATGTTGGTTGCTGTAAGATACTTATTTACAGTAAGCCCGTTTGGTAATACGTAACCGGGATCTGCTAAGGCAGATGTAGGGTTAATTGTAGCAATGGCAGGGCCGGATTGGAAGGAATATTGAGTTCCTCCATCATTCGCAACCACTTCTCTATTAAAATCATAACCAGCAGGGGTATTGACTGCAGCTTGTTGTATAACAGTAAGTGAGCTACCTCTCTCAGCAGCATATGCTGCAACAGCATCCCTATACGCTTGCGCCGCTGCTGGATCAGAACACCAATTATAATTAGCTCCAGCTCCTTCATTGTATAATGCACCTACCACTATGTAATCTAAAGCTATTACAGGCGCCTTTGGTGGCTGAACAGGAAGGCCACAAACTGTAACTGGAGGGAATGGAGGTTGCGGTCCAGTACCTGGCTCGCCTCCTCCAGTATATACTTGTGGCTCGTATACTGGAGACACAGTATTTGCAGGAGGCGGTGAGGAAGTATCTACAAAAACAACCGGTGGAGTATATACTACCCTTGGAGGTTCAGTATATGAAATTGTACCGCTTGCTGTATATATGGCGTCAGCAAAAGATTCTTTATCACTGCTATCAGTTGGAGAATCGGTGAGTCTAAATTTAACCGAACCAGCAGGGATCCTGAGACTGTTTATATCTAAGTTATAGTTAAACGTACCTGTAACAGTCCCCTTGTCATCGGTAATTATATCAGCATTTGCGGTAAGAAAATCGCCGGTAAATGTAACATTTGAAGTAGTATTAGCACTCTTACAGAAATCGGTAACATTGTATTCATTAAAAAAGGCAAACATTTTTGTATTAGGTTTAAGCTTTTTAGCTGTAAATCTAATCGATGCGCTACGTATGAATGGAAAGACTGCATTGGTAGAACTACCTGTGGTGCTGGCATCTGTAATTACCACACCACCTTGTACCGCCTTTGCAGCATCTTTGTTTGACGGTGTGTACCAAAACTGCTTCCAAGATCCCCATACAGAACCATAGGTTGCTTCACCTACAGAATCTGGAATAAAAGTATCGTAGGCACCAGTATCATCTCTGTATATCAATGGTTTATCTGATGTGCTAAACCATGTGTCACCTGGAGGGGAAAGAGTCATTGATCCTGTAAAAGTATAATTGTCATACGGGTTAATACTTTCGACAGAATCGGAAAAATCATTAACAATATATGGTAGATCTTCATACTGTAGCATTACAGTATTATTCTTTACTACATATCCGTTATTAGTTCTATTTGCTGCAGTGGGGGTTTGTTCAACTAATTTAAAATTATCTTGAATAAATGCAGGTTTTAATTCCCCACTATCAAAATCCATAGAGATGTTATAATCTAAATTGCGTACATCACCAATACCATGCCCTTTAAATGCTTCTACTACGAAACCATTTTTAAATCTATCTAATCCAAAACTATCTTTGACTGAAAATACCGCAGTATCTAATTCCAATAAAGACAAGGTAGTATAGTACTCAAGATTTTTAATTCGGTTTTCTAGTTTACCAATATCTTTCATGGTATAGCGTTTTTGGTCTATAGCATAAAAGATTGAGTCTCTATTAATATTAAACCCGTATGCGGGGTGCTCTACTACAAATAGTGGCATAGCTTCAACCGGTATTAAAGGCTCTACAGGCTCAAGGCTTGATATACCTTCTTTATACGTTATCTTGCCATCACTGGTAATAAAGATTTTATCGGTTCTAGGTAAATAATAAGAATAGTCAGTTTGAAAATCGCTCGCATAATCTAAAAATTCATTTCTTACTGCTCCGGTATTTTTAAAGTTTACACCGTCGTTAGAAATTCTCGGTCTTAGGTCAATAGAGTCTCTTAAAGAATAAACTATACCTTGATCTTTAAAGGTAGGGATAGTATCATAGTCTGGGTATGACTCAGCGCTAAAGTAATCCCCTGTACCATGCGTAAAGAAATCATAATGTATTTTTATAGGGCCTACAGGAGCAGGCTTACCAGGTTTTAATTTAATCTTAGATATACCGTAGTAAGTAGAAGTTTGGCCACTCTCTAAAGTATAATTATCTGAAATATCAATTGAATTGCTTTCAAGATAAGACGTTCCAAAAGCATTAGCTGACATTCTTACATTAGATAAACTATATGCATCTGCAACACCAAGAGAGATGACGGTTGCTTGACAATCAGTTCTGGTAGTATAGGTAGCCGAAGTAGAAGTAGAGGTCTTTGCTTTGGCTGCAGGATCGCTCTTAATAATAGTGGTATAAACTAATACGTCTTGATTGGTCAACCCGTAGTCAGTAAGGTCAATAGATATGTTACGATTGGTAGGTGCATCGGTAAAGGTAATTTCATCTGATTCAATTTTATATAATTTACCAGCATTACCCCCGCTTACTACAACAGCAAAATAATCTTGATCTGTTCTTGAAGCAAATGTTGTTCCAACTGCCGTAGTTAAAGCTACTATGTTTGCAGAAAGTGTACCGTAAAATACTCTTCTTGTACGTAAAGTAATATCACTAAGATCTTTGATTACGTTATTTGGCATTGGAAAAATATATGATGCTTTATCATTATCAACCAAAACTGCTTGATCTCTAGTTGTATTTACACCAGAAATAGTTGCGAGGGGGTAATTTCTGTCTATTGTTAAATCAGAATTAGAAGTTACTGCAATAATTCGATACGAATTAGAGGTATCGGAATTAAATTTAATATAATCACCAACCTCTAAGTCAGAGGTAAATACAGAGTTAACCCCTGTAATAGTATTGCTTCCGTTTGTTATAGTAACTGTACCTGTAACTAAGGTATTTGTAGATGGAACTATGTTAGCTGTAAAAGCTGTTGAAACATAACCAGTATCAGAAACACTTGCATGGTACAGCTGTTTTACATCTCTTTCAAACGTATACCCGCTATTCATATTAATATCAAATAAGAAGGTATTGAAGGTGGAGGCGGCCAACATGGCATTGCTTGAAGGAGATTCAAAGCCTCTAACCTTTGCATTACCTACTAGCGTACCTGCAGGAGAGCCAGGCGTGGCAGTATACTGATCGTAAAGATTTATATCTATTAAGTTAGAAGTAAAGTTAGGAATACCGAATGCATCTTTTATTTCTACATAATTACCAATAGGGGTTCTAACTACTGCATTAGTAACGTTAGCAGTATCTCTGGGCTTGCTAAAAGTAAAATAACGATTAGATTGAGTTTCAACTTCGTAACCTTTTACATAACTTTTACCCGGGGTTAAGATAGCAATAGCAAGATTGGCGTTACCTTGGGCATTGCCTGTAAAACCGGTAAGGTCTGCAGAGGTAGCAGCATGCTCTATAAATTTAAGATTAAATGGCTTTACCGTGTAGTCACCAGATTCATCAAAAGTTCTTCTGGCTAATTCATCTGCTAAAATATTGTAACCAGGCTTATCTACTAAATTAGTTTCTTGACCATTAACTACTCTTAATAATTCTATAAAATTATCTGAGTCGTTAGTACTAAACGATCTTTTATTAAGAGACAGTTCTATTTTATATCTATCCGCACCTGGTGCAAAATAATTAAAAGTACTAATAGCAGGGTCTAAAAGCGATTCATCATCTTCGCTGTTAATCGCAGATTCTACTATTTCAAGTCCTACTCTATAGTTAGAATTACTAAGGTACTTATCCAGAATAATAGTATTAGCAAATACTTTAACAAAATGGTCTTTAACAAAATATACACCATCACTGATACTTGCCCCCAGGCACTTCCCAGTAGATGAAACAGTAGCACTGTAAAGTGTACCTGTATCATTTGTAACAATATCTTCAGCCGCACTAAAGGTGCTAGCAGTTCTACTGGTACCAGAATCTAAATATTTAACAAAAATTGTAGGAGGGTCAATAGCTGTAGCAGGCTCGACCTTCATTACTATAGCTCTGATTCCAGACGTCTGACCAATCATCTCTCTATTAAGATAATTAGTAACGTCAATATCCGTAGAATTGAATGTTGACAGTAGCTTTACAAAATTAAAGTTTTGATCAAATTTAACGTTACCTGGTATAACCATTGAACCAGGTTTAAACACATGGTTACCGAATCTTGAAACTTGATTTTGAAGTATATTTTGAAGTTGGTTTAGTTCTCTTGCCTGAACAGCCACACCAGGTTTAAAAAGAATACGGTGAAAGCCCTTACTCTCATTGTAGTCATCGTAGTACGGATCGGTGTTAAAATTAATCGCCATCTCTTACCTGTTATAATTTGATTACTGTTCTTAGTGTAACTAACTGTTGTTCGCTGTAGCTAACTGATGTTCTATTATCAATGTACAGCAAGTCACCGCTAAATTTATTTATCGTGGGGGAAATTGTCAGATCTGTAATGGCATAGTCTAAATCTGAAGTTTCATCTGTCAATACATCACCTGTACTTACGTCGTGATTGTTTTTGTTCTGAACTAGTATCTGATTGCTAGAAGGTACTATTTCAACGACTTCAAAATATCGTTTTGAACCACCAGCTTCATGTGCCAAAACAGTATCTCGTTCGAGCCCTACAATTGTATCAAGTGTAACTAAATAACATGCACTTCCAATAACATTGGCAAATGCTCGCTCATTACCATATTGTTTTAAATCTTTAATAATACCAAACTGTCTGTAATCATTCTTTACATCAACACCTAGGTTCTTTTCATTATTTATGGTAGAGGTAAACATCAAAGTATCCGCAAACAGTTCACTGACTGGATCACTACCATGTCCTCTGTATGGGGAAATAATAGCTGATGCATTAGCATTAGCCCCGTCCCCTGTTATGGTTACATTTGCATACGTGTAACCCGAACCCGGAGTCAGTACAGAGATGTAACTGATAGTATTATTAACTATAACTGCATTGCCGGTGAAGCTAATACCGTCTCCAGATACGGTGACGTTAGCGTATGAATAACCGTTACCCACATTACCAACTCTCAATGCATGAATACCACCATCCACCGCAGAAAGCTCTACCACAGTCTGTAAGGTATCAATATCGTCTACAGATAGATTGGCGAATAGATTAGCACCTGTACCTGTTGCACTTGCAACAGTCAAGTTTAAATAGGAATAACCATTTCCGCGGTTTTCAATTATAACATCTTCAATTTGACCGGCAGTATTAACAAAGGGTGTAGCAACAAAGCCTGTACCATCACCAATTGCTGAAATAGTTGTTTGAACGTTAGAACTGTATTTCGTACCTTCGTCTTCAATTAAAACAGAATGGATAGTACCGTTACGTAACACCGGGGTCAGAATAGCAGAGGTTGCAAAGAACAAGTTAGCAGTTGCATTAGAAGTAGGCTGACTGTTACCAGTTGTACTGATAGAAATTGTAGTATTTGCTCGGGCACCGGTTATGTAACCTGTACCTTTATTAGTCAACACAACATCTACCAGTGCATTGCTACTGAATATTAAATTAGCAAAAGCATTCGATGAAGGCTGTATGAGACCTGATGTAGTTATAGTTGCTGTAGTATTAGCAATAGCAGCTGCACTATAACCTGTACCGGCGCTGAATATTCTTACATTGCTGATACTGTTAAGAAGACTTGTCCCTGTACCACCACCATCATTAATGGTAATAGTTGCGGTCTTATAATTTGCTCCTACATCTCTAATCTTTACATCAATAAATTCCCCGGATGTATTAAACACCGGAGTTAAATTTGCGATTGAGTTGCCAGTTTTACCTAAGAACTCACCAGTTACAGTTAGGGTAACATCATCATTACCAGTATAACCTGAACCGGCATTATTAATTGTAATGCTACTTACTTCACCTTCTGAATAGTATGCATTTGTTACCGCTCTTTGCACTGGCATAAAATCTGATGTTAAGAATCGATTTTGTGAAGAAAGAGGGATGGTATAAAGATACTTCCAAACATAACCGTCAGCTGTAGTGATTGTAGTGATGTCTTGGCCCGAGGGCTCAACTGTTGATACAGCGTTGTTATTATTAAATATACATTTATATACACCAAACGAGCTTGTCAATACATAGAAGTTAGCTGTCTTAATACTTGTAGCGCCAGAATAGGCTGTAAAAGTACTGCTGTAATTACCATCAAATTGATCATATACTGTACCTGTAGTCCAGTTTTTTCTCGAAACTACATAGGAAACGTCTCTTAAATTAATCTTCTTAACACTAAGAATACCATTACGCGTCTTGTATTCATAGTCCTGCGTAACTTCGGGGGTTTCCGGGGTCTGTGGACTGGCCCACTCAATTATATTACCAATAAAATAGTAATAGTTCGCTCTTCGCGATAAGAATTCATTATAAACACTATCCACCAACGAACGGTGAATAGTATCTTTTAAGAGAAAAGACATATTATGCTACAGTAACGTTCCAAGTAATAACCACAGTATCACCAGCAGCCTTGGTTACAACACCAAATACTGTTCTGCACAATAAGTTACCAGAAGAAGAAGCATTTAAAATACCAGCTTCAGTCAAAGCACCAGTACCTGTACCTGCTGGGAAAGTAGCTACGTAAGTAATAGTGTTAGTTGATCTTGAAGTAGAGTCGAGAGCAACTCTACCAATCTCAGTACCTAGTGCAGTTTGAGAAGTTGTAGCGGCTGTATTAGAAGTACCTACAGCCATATGACTCATAATTGCTGTAGTGTTGCCTACCATTCTTGATGCAATGGTATCTTTGCCAACTGCGACAACTAAGTTATTAACTTTTCTATAGTCTTTTTGTTTACCGGTCTCGTCTAAAAGAATAACTTCTAAGTTACCTTTGACATTTATGGATTCTGTGAACATGTTTTATTCCTCTAAGAAGTTCTATGTTATATTTATACAAGCTGTCTAGTATCTTAACTAAACGAAATCGCCGTAGTTTCTGTTGTTGCTGAGTTTTCGGTATATGATTCTAAGAAATACCCTAAAGCACCTAATGCATCGGTGTAGTCTTGTGTACCGCCACCTAGATTAATATCACTCGCTACGACACCATCTGAATCTAACCTGCTAAGAAGAAAGCTAGTATTGTCTTCCGGTAAAGCGTCGTCCGTCAAAGTTTTAATAACACTAATTGTAATTACATCTGAAATAGTAGTTTCATCAGTTAGTGGTTTTGTTAACAAATAAGTATTATTTTCTGAGGCAATAACTTTTTCATTATCAGCATCTACGGTCTTTAACAGTAATTTATTAACAGTCTCCAAGGTAGAGAATGTATCAAAAAGATCTGCGTAAACATTTTGCCTGCTTACTACACTAATGTTAGCTGATAAATTAGCGGTTGCAGATAATACCCTATTAACAAACAAATTAGTACCAGCTTGGTGAACTAATTTTTTAACAATATTATAGAACGTACTAATATCTAATTCAGAAGAGATTTGATATGCAAAAGGTTGGTACAGCTTACTATCTTGAACCCGTACGTCCGGTTCAGATACGAAGCCTTGTGTTGATACATATTCTCCAGGATACCTTGCTACGGCACCTAATGTAAAGTTAAAGCTAGCATCATTAGGGTTCTCAACCCCTGCTGTAGTAACAGACGTTAGTAGTTGTGAAGTTGAAGTACTTGAAACTAAAGTAGTACCTGTATAGTCAAGCGGGGTAACATAGTCTTCTGAGAAATATCTATCACTATCGGTTATAGAATGTAATCTTGTCGCGTTAAAGGCTTCAGAGAAACCACCGCCTCTGGTTTGAAAATATTTAACTCTTTTAGTAACACCTAAAGCGTTAGATAATATAATACTGAGATCTTCGGTAAAATTATAACCATAATTTAAAAATTTTAATATTTGAATAGAACCAGTTGAACTAACTCTTGCAATTCTAACTAATGTATCTACACCGCTACCAACCGTTACGTTAAAGATTTGACCGACTCTAAAGCCAGAGCCACCGGAAACAATTTCTACATTCGTTGTAGTTGGTTTAATAGTACCAATAAACAAAGTTCCAGATGTACCAGTTACAGTAACTTCTTCATTAACTTCAAACGGTACTGGGAAAGCACTTTGATAGAATATCTCGTATAAATTACCACTAAGACTTTTAACTCTAACAATTTCAGCAGTATAATTAATATTGTTTTTAGTAAATGTTAAAAACCTATCTTTTATATCTGCCGCACTTCCAAAGGTAAGAAGAACCCGAATAGAATTTCTAAGACTCCATTGACCATCAGATGGTCTTAATACAAATTCATAAGGGTGGTTAGTTTGAGCAACCGTATCATATAAAACTTTAAACAGTGTCTCTATAGATAAGGTACTACCTTTTGCAGCATACAGCCCTTTAATTTTTTTAATTAAAAGTGGCTTATCAACCAACAGGCTTACGGGTAGGTCTTTAGCATAGTTGGTTAAAAAGTAATTAACAAACGAGTCTGTAGTTTGATCGATGTCACTGTATTGTTTTGCATTTTGAACAAGCTCTAAGGCACCCTGATCTTGCTCAAGAAACTTATAATAGTATTCTAAAAACGCAACAAAGGTTGTATAGTCAGACCTGATAAACTCAGGTAGCTGACTGTTTACTAGCTCTGATACTTTTTCACTAATTCTAGTAGTTGCCATATTATACCGATGTTGTCACATTGATTGTGGTACCAGCTAGCAAACCACCGATCTTATTAATGGTAGTATCATCTTGTACTAATATTTCGCTTCTTGAAACAGTTAAATTGTAACTAGCTTCTTGAACGGTACCGGTAATTCTAATATCCGTAACCCCTGCAGGAATACCAGTAGGAGTAATACCTGATATACTAATTACACCAGTTCCGTAATCGACTGTACCAACGTTAGTTGCAACTATTGAACTGTTAACCACATTAACTAATCTTAGTACCCCTGAACCAGAATCATTCGGAGGAGTGTCATTAGGTAAGTCTGTTATTTTAACAAGTGTAGAAACTCCACCTACAGATGTAAAGAAATAACTAGAAAGAATAGTACCAGGTTTTAAAGGATTTCTATACTTAATAGATGTATCCCCAGTAAATAAATTTGTTGTATTTAATGTAGGTATAATTCGTCTTTGTAATTTAAGGCTGACTAACGCGCTAGTTATAGAAGAGTTCTTAGCTAAAATTGCACTTGTTAATGCAGAGTAAATAAACTCTTTATTAAATTTTTGAAGGTTAGAAGAAAAGTAATCTGTTATTGCAGTATTAACTTGTGTCTTAATTTGATCAGATGATAATGTGGTAATAGAAGAATTATAAACAATATCAGCAGTTAGGTTAACAAAGAAAAAGGTAGGGTCTACAAATTCAGGAATTATAGTAATACCCTGTTTAGATTTTAAAATGTTGTTTTTAATAGAATTCTTTGTAGCATCAGATATAGTAAAACCAGAGTACGGCTTCAAAGATATTAATACTTTACCGTAGTAAGGAGGATCGTTATCTTCCCCACCCCATACAGATACCGATTCTGCACCTGCGTAATTTGCAAGTATTAAAGCTTCGTAATCGGTTGCAGTTACCGCTCTATTCTTAGATGCATTTACCCGGGGTGCATTAAACTTAATAGAGGTGATACTTTCCGTGTTTGCGCCGCCTGTGGAGTTACTATTAACAGTAATAGCAATTGCACTTGAACCGCCAATGGTTGTACCAGCAGTAAAGGATTGAGATACAGTACTGGACACGTTAACAGCTGAACCTGTTGCAACCAAGTATTGAATAGTAATAATGTTACCTGCTGCCAGACTCTTACCAATTATACCATCACCAAAATAAATTTGATATTTACCTTGAGGGTTTTGTTCAAGGTAATATACAGTAGATGTACTTCCTATACCGGTAATATCTGTCGATAACGTATAGGTGCTTGTAGTTGTGTCTGAAGAAGATGTTTGAACACTGACTTTAATGGTGGTAGTGTCTACTGCTTCGTTTGGAATTTCATACTTTGCAGCCGGCGTTATATCGGATACAACATAACTATAACTCAACAACGTACCTTCTGTAACATCTACATCTGCAAACGTATACGTGGAACCTACTCTTTGAGCAGTTTTAGCGTCTGTAGTTAGAAACGTATATGGTACCCCATCAACAGTAGAGGTGAAAGGTGTGTACCGTTCCATTGTCAAGGATGCAGGCAGGTTAGATGGATTGGTAACTACAATATCTAAATTAGCAACTGCACCTCTGGCCGACACCGGTGTATACCCTAGATGCTTGGCAATAGAAACTGCAGAAGATCTCTTAACTGCAGAATCCAAAAACATCTCATTTACTACCATGTTAGCAAGGTAGGCATTGTAGTGGGTATTATAGGCAAGAACATCTAACAGAGTAGATAGACCGGAGCCCTCAAAATCGTAATCTGTAAACTCAGTTTGAGCGTTTAAGAACGTTTTTAAGTTAGTCTTGATTTGATCAAAGTCAAGTTCTGCTATTCTTAGATTAGACATTATCTTACTCTTGTTATTAGTGTTGTTAAAGTGATGGGTCTATCAGAGTTGTTTAATCTAAAAATAATATCACATACAAGTTCATTA